ACTAAATTCATAAACTCTCCAGGGTTTTTCTTAGCCCAAAGAATCATGTCACGTCTTAGCTCTGATGAGGTTAAAGTAGAAACATTTCCTTTCATCACAACACGAGCAATAGCCTCTAGGTCATTGATGTCAAGGTTTTTAGCTGCTATTTGAGCATCAAGCTCCGAATACAAGCTTTCAACTTCTACAGAAGCGTTTTTCTCTTTGTCTAGCTCAATAAACTTCTTTCCATATAAGGGATGTATTAGTAAAAACTTTTGAAGATTCACATTCCAATCTGGAACGATTAGCGTTCCATTTTCAAATGTAATAGGCTCTAAAGTAACTACCCCATCTTGCTCATCTACAAAAGGAGTTATTTGGTTAGTAGCATATCTTAATGCTCTATTTAGTTTTCCGTCAAAATATGTGAGAGGTTTTCTTCCTGTGTGTTTTACAGGAATCATCATTCGAATAGGAGATTTACTTCCAGTTAATATAAATACTCTATTCTTTTGTTCTAGGTCGGGTAATATTGAGTTATACCCAAAACTTTTTGCAGTTTTTGTTGCCATTTTATTTATAATTTAATTTGATTTTAAAAAAGAAGATGAGGGGCAATTATATGCCCCTCTCTCCTATAATGATTATTGCATCAAGATGAAGTTGTTAGCTCCCATTGTACAAAGCGCACGCTCTGACAAGAAGTGAACTTCCATTGCATCTTTATCGCTAGTCATAGCTCCTCCAGCAGAACCAACAACCCAAGACTTGTATTTTCTGTCTTCAGTTGGGGATACTCGGTAACGAACGTGTAAGAATGGTCTCTTAGCGTTCTCTCCAAGTATTTGGTCATATACTGTAGTAGTACCAGCAGGTACAACGATACCATCAATACCACCGATATTACCACGAGTAGTAGCATCGTTTAGGTATTTCCAGTCAGACTTATAGAAGTCATATCCGATACGGAATCCTGTAAACCCAAGGTTTAAAGCCATATCTTCATCGTTGTCAAACAAACCGTAAGAAGCTGTAGAAGCTCCAGAGTTGTTTTGAGCAGCTAATACTTTGTCAATATCAAAAGATGTTGCACGATTAGCGAAGATTACGTTTTCTTGAATAGCTCCTTCTTTGTCAAGAACTTTAGCTAAAGCTTCAAGGTCATCGCGGTCAGTAATTGTTCCAGAAGAAACGTTACCGTTGTCTTCTACTTCGTAGAAAAGACCTTTAGTTCCTTTGTAGTCATCACTAAGTGCTGCTACACCAGAACCAGTTCCAGCAGGCTCACCTTCAATCATTGAAGTTTCAAGGTAATCCTCGAAACGTAAGCGAGTTTCACTTTCTGATTTCAAATACCAAAGGTATCCAGAAGCTCCGTTTTCAGTAGATACTTCTACCCACCCAACGTGTGCCATCTCAGAACCAGATACTTCGTACTTATCTTTGATGATGATTGGGTTGTTTTCTTTAGCTTCGAAATCAGCTTCAAGAGAACCAACCATACCATCTGCTCCTTTACGGAATTCAGAACCATAAACGAAGATTGTCACAGCGTCATCTGCAGTATATAAAGCGTCTCCTCCAGAAGTAACTTCTACTAAGCTGAAGTTTTGATACAAAGCAACTTCGATGCTGTCAGCAGCAGAAGCATCTGTAATAAGCGCTTTTGCTTGAACACCGTTTGGTCCAGAGATAATAATAGTCTGGTTTGTACGGAAGCTATGTCCTGTTACAGCGATGTTAGATGCGTCTGTAACTGTACCAGAAGCTTGTACGTGTAGTCTTCCTTGCTCACTCCACTTGATTAAGTCAGAAGAAGAAGGAATCTCAGCTCCTACCATACGCAAGAAAGAAGCTACAGAACGATTTCCGTAACGCTCAAATTCTTGCTCATATAAATCTGGTAAATATTGCTGAGCAAAGTCGTAATCTGCGTTAGTTAAGTAGTTGCTGTTTTGCAACGCCTTGCCAGGTGCAGGTGTTAGTGAAGTAGAGCCTCCAACGATTCCATCTCCACCAAAAGTAATTGATTGTGCCATTTTTGTAAAATGTTTAAGGTTTTAAAATTATTTTTTTCTTATTTTAAGCCCACGACCAAAGTTAGCGCCGTCATTAACGACTTTAAATTTAGCCCCAGGTTTTGATGAATCAACATTTGAACGTACATCCATTTTGATATTTTTGCCATCCTTAACAACTTCATTTACCGCATCTGCCTTACCTTGCTCATAAAAGAACTTAGCATAAGCTTCTGGGTTCATAGCCATATTAAGAGCAGCATGATATCTCTTTGGGTCACTCAAGTTGCCTTCACTATCCAAATGTCTGCCAATAAAATTGTTTAAATCTGATTGTTGATTTATAACTTCATTAACATCTTTTGGCTTAAAACTAAGTTTTTTATCGCCTAAATTAAATTCAAAACCTTCGAACTTATCGTTAAAAAACTCTGATGTTTTCTTTTGAAAGATTTCTCTTTGTTTAGAAGCAATCTCTTGTTGTTTCGTAGACTCATCATTGTATTGCTGATAAAACTCAACAGCTTTTTTGACATCTTCGGGTAGTGCATCCGTACTTGACTCAAGTGGTGCTTTATACTTGTCCCTCATTTGCTCAAAATACTGCTTCGCCTTATGTAGCTCTTGCTTTTTATCAAGACTCTTCCTCTTGACATCTTTCTCTGTATCGGTGTTTTCGTCTACAGTGAACTTATCCTCTATCAAATAATCAATATCAGAATCGTCAAGCTCAGGATTTGATTGTTTATAGTATTCTCGCAGTAAAGTTGTTTCTTCATATTCAGAAACATCTTCGTTTGCTTTTACAAAATCTTTTAAGCCACGCTTAGTATCGTTTTTGTATTGCAAATACTTTTCAACCTCCTCAGGAAGCTCTTGTGTATTTTTGTCTTTATTTGAAAGAACGTCTTCTAATTCCTCAAGCCCCATACTATACTTACTAGTTAGGAACTCAGCAATTATTTCTTGTTTAGAAACTTTTACCTCATCTTCTTTTTGAGGTTCTTCAGCTTCTTTTTTAGCAGGGGATTCTTCCTCTACTTTAATATTTTCTTCTGCTTCTGGCTGTTGCTCAGGAGCTTTTTCTTCTTGAACTTCCGAGTTTGTCGTGGTTTCACCTTCGACTTCGGCAGTTTCTTGCTGTTTTTTATCTTCTTCTCCTTTTTTTACAGGAGGTTTAGACAAGTCAACTTTATAGTCGACATCTTGATTTATGTCACTCATAATAGATTAAATTTAAATTTATACTGCAAAATTACTTAAAAAAACTATACATTTTCTTGACCCATCATAGGTGGCATACCGCTAGGTTTCTGACCCATCATAGATTGAATGTTTTGCATAATTTGATTACCATCGCCCTCATCTTCAAAGTTTACTGGTGGTAAGTTTTCTTTTCTCTGTCGTATTAGTTTGCTTTGTTGAGAAGCTTGCTTGTCAGTTCTTTTATCTTTTCTATCCTCTTTATATTCCTCTCTACCTTTGTATAGCTCAGCCTCCATTTGCTTTAATTCTATATCAAACTGATGCTTCATTTTAAGAATCTCAGCATCTATTTGCATCTGAGCTTGCATTCTTTGCATCTCAAGTTCAGCTTTCATTTGTTGCATTTGAGCATTAGCCTGCATCTTCATCTGCTCTTCTTGCATTCTAGACTGTGAGGCTGCTTGTGCAGATTGAGTATTAGACTCAGTTTGCATCTGGATAGCTTGTTGCTGTTTCTCCATTTCCCTTTTCTCTCTCTTCATTTTTCTTATTTTAAGTAAAGAGTTAGCTAAGGTTGCGTTTTTAACATCTCTTATATCTATAGCATCCTCTAGTCCTATTTGACCAGCCTGAATAGATTGTTGGATGTTTTGTTCTAGTTTCTGCTTTTCCTCTTCATCTGGCTCTATTTCTATGAATATACCAAAATCATGTAGGTGTAATGACATTATCTCGTTTACTATCTCGAAATTGTTTTTACCAATCATCTTAGCAAAATCTTCAGCGAAATCAGAATATTGAAGTATATCAGATATTCTATAAGATAGAGCTTCTGCTAGTTTTTTTGTGATTGATATTCCAGATAAAACAACATGTCTTGTTGCGGTGTTACTGTTTAGCGCAGCAAGCTTCTGAATACCTACTAAAGCGTATTGGTCTGGATTACTTCCGTCTCTAGCCTCATTAATACCAGTGACAGCTCTAATCATATTAAGCTGGTAATTGTACATATTGATAAGACTAGCTATCTTAGCATTAGAGCCGCTACTTGTAAGTTCTTGAATTGGAACTCTAGCATTATTAAAATCACCATCTTCTGTGTAGCTTCTACCTATAACACTACCTGTTTGGAAGTACATAGACAAAGCCTCTGAAGGGTTGTATGAAGCACCATTACCTAAATCTACACTATTCAAACCATCTGCATCAATAAACACACCGTCTGGTATCATTTTAGATACAACCTGCTGCAATTTTAAATGCGTAAGCTGTATTTGGTCTGCAAAAGGTATCATTCTTTTAACTAAAGAATCTATATTTCCTTTTGACATTTTAATAGCAGAGACAATGTATGGTGGTAAGGCTTTTTGGAAAGCAGATTTAGGTCTAACCATGTTCTGCATAAGCTCCCACTTAATTAAATGATTTGTTCCTAAAACCAAAACTCCTTCATACCAAACGTCTATTCTTCTAGATACTTTCTTAAACCTAGCTTGTTCGTTTTTTGGAGGGTTGAATGAATTATCTTTCTTTAATGGTTTTTGACCACCATTTGCATTCTTTTTTACTTTATATACAACTTCTCTATCTGTTTTGTAGCAAAAATAAAGTAGAGATACGTTTGATTTATCTAGACCGCTTTGTGATTGTAGGTTTTGAGTACTTCTATATCCATCAAATCTACTGGCAAGTTTAGATATTTCTTCTATATCTGATTGAGTAAGACTAGGATTAATCTTTTTTAATTCTGTAACATGTACAGATTTAACCTCTCCGAAATAGTAACAGTCATTAAAATAAGGGTCTTCTGTTGGCGAATATACAAAGTTCACAGGGTCAACATACTCAACTCTCACTCCATCATGTGGGTCAAAAGAGTGTTTTACTGCAGATATACCAAGAACAACATTATCCTCATCTACACGTCTTTTTATTTCATCGTAGTTATTTAACTCTAGTATAGTTGTTATAGCTGATTCTTCTGCAACTTCAACACCTTGCTTATACCTAAGTTTCATGTATAAACTTAGCTCTT